AAGTCAGATGCAGTACCATCTGCTTTTAAGTTGCTGTCGTTGGGATCAAGATAATAAGCGACTGTCTTATCATCACGCACAACACAACGGCGCATAGCTTCATGGATCGGGGTTACACCACTGGTCATACTATCCCGACTATAATCATCGCTGACAGGGTCCCAAACCATGTTTGCACTAAGTCGAGATTCAAAAAGACTGTCTGCTTCTGTTTGGCTGTATGAGGTTACGTTTCTAACGGCACCTAACCCTATAAGGCTTGCGTTGAGGTTTGTTTTTTCCACGTACTGAGTGTGCGGGTCAGCATCTGAAACGTGGTCTGATACGGCAGTGTCAGCAGCGCTCTCACTGATTGCTGCTGCATTACCTGCTGGCTCAAATGCATCAGTATCTTCAAACGCAGCAGTGCCTAGATTATTTTGTGTACCTTCAAGACCTTCCACATCACTGATGACATTTTTCAGTTCTTGAAAGTTACCATCGACTTCGCCTTGTAATAGTGGTGAAGTCTTGTCTGATCTTTTTACTATGTTATTGCTATCAGCTGTTGCCATTTTTATTACCTATCTTATTTAAAAGATCACTTTTCATTACTGTGGTCCTGCATATCCGGTCTCGAAATATTGAACACCACCATCTGTCTCTTCTGTATACTCTTGAGGAATGTACAGATAGTAGTCTTGTAAATAATGTTTCGTTAGCCAACCTTTAATATCATCTAAATCAAAAGGTTGCTTTAATGAAAAGTACTCTGAGCTTAAATCTTGAAGTACATATCCTTGATCATCGAACGTAAAGTTTCTTTTTCTTGTATCATCAAATAAATCATATTTATTACTTAAAACATAGTCATCTACATTTAATATGATTCCATCCACCATATAGATAGACTCAACACCTTGAGCCATGTCATTATCAAATCTAAATATGTTTTCATTAACGTATGTATTGTAGTTTAGCTCAGGCTTATCATCAAAGTGATATAGCTTGTAAAGTCTTTCAGACAGCCCACCTTTCAGTCTATCAAAGAATGAATAGTTGGCACCAAGAGAATAAATTGGTTGTTCTTCTATCTGATAGTTCAAGAAGTTTTGAATCTCTGATTTCAATGCAATCAATATTTCAATAAGATTGATGATCTTAATATTACCAAACATTTGAAAGCCAGCAGGATGTAGTGCTTCTTGAACAACTGTGTTATAACTATCAAGGTCTTGGAATGTTTTAATCACATATGAATATTCTTGATAATAGAAACCATCTTGAAGATACATATTCGAAGATAGATGACCTCTATTTGTATCATAGTAACCAAGCACTGGGCTAACCAATCCAGAGATAACAGTTCCAGAAAATGAACTACCACCAACAGAATCTATTGCGATAGAACGATCTTCACTAATTCCAATAGGAACTTCAAGAATAGAAAATTCAATTATTGACCTATCATTAGTTGATACTTCATCAATTATGATATATCCAGGAAATGATGGAATCTGAATCTGAATCGTATCACCTGCAGAAATATCACTATCTGTAATCGTACGACCATCATAATCATAAGTCGTAGTAGAACTTCCATTAATCGTATATGAAATGATCTCTTCTTTTTTGAACTGAGTTGTAACTCGAGTATCAAATGATCCGCTTTCATCTGCATCACGTGTAATTGTATACGGAGCACTTGCTAGATCAATTTGTGTTCCTGCTTTATAGTTTGTTCCAGCATTACTTATATCAAAACTTGAAATAGAATCAACAAGCCATTCTTTATTTCCTGATTCTGATTCAATTTGAAACTCTTTGTCAAAAGTACCTTCAATATTAGTGGCAGTCAATTCAATTAGATTGTAACGACCACTATATAGATTACGAGCATTCTCTACATCAGCACGTGCATATTCAAATATACCAGGAAAGACTTCTTTCTCTTGTGTAATACGAGAGAAGTTGAATCCTTTTACATTACCATTTGAGTTCGTAACGATAAGCTTACTTTGATCTGTAATCCATGTGCCGTCTGATGTACGAAGAATATTATCCTTTGGAAGATAAAACTCGGTATCATTCTCATCAAACAGAACACTAAATAGAAACTTATATGAATAACGTGAGCCACGAGCTAAGTTAAAGTTCTTTGAGAATTTGATGAATAACTCTTTATCAAGTAACACATCTTCAGGAATACCTGTAAGATATTCCTTCTTCATGAATTCTACATATTCATCAAGGCTTTTCTGAAAGTCAAGATAAGACATGTGGTTCTTAATACGAGAATAAGGATTCTCCTCTTGATTAAGCCACTCATAATACGCCTCAATAAACTCAAAGAACTTTGGATAGTTCTCGAGAATATGAGACGGTATTTGCGATTTTAATGTGTCTGTTGTTAACTTCATCCAGTGAACAATCTCAATTTAGAGTAAGTTGTTTCATCTATCTCAATATATTTATTGTTGTAAACATATATGTTTGAATCTTTTGGTTTGGCATACATAATGAATGTTTTCGCATCTTGAGTCATGTTCAGAGTGAAATCAACCTCACCTTTGCTATAATCTACCGTACCAATTGTTTGTGACTGTTGAGCTCCCGATAGAGTGTAGTAGAGAACCACGTTACCAGATTCATCGTCTTTAATTACATAATCTGTTCCACCAAGAGCTGCACTAATATTTTCAATTAGCAATGAGCCTTCAACAATCGGATTCTTAAAATTGTAGTTATAGATTGGATCAGGAAATGTTAGCTTGTCCAATTCTTTCTTTAGTGTTACATCAAGATACAGACTTTCAATACCAGCGATATTCATAATGTCATCGATGAATCTTGAACGATTGAAATACTTATCAAAGTTCTTTAGGCGATTATTATTGAATGAATCAACGACCGATTGAATATCTGTCTGAAGTTGATTAAACGTCTTTGATGTCTTTGTTTTATCTAATGCGTATTGAATATTCAGATCAAGTTCTAATTTATCAGAATTTGAAATTTCTGATGTAACACTTCCAATACTAAAATCTTCTAGATATGATATGATCTCATTCTTAACAGCAGTTGTAAGATCTTCACCTTGATCAGATATGACACTAATGAATACAGAACCAAAGACAGGAGGATCATTCTTTTCACCACCCCACACTTTGATTGATCTAACAAAAGGAAACTCTTTTTTGATCAGAACACTATAGTCAGATTCACTAACTGCTCGATCTTGTGCTTGATATGACTTAGGAGCAAGGAATCGAATATCTTCAATGTTTTCTTGATCGTCTCCACCGTATCCTTTCTTAATAGTCGTAGCTTGAATATTAGAGAATCCACCAATCAATGAACCTGCAATAAACGTGGTTGCACCATTCGCATGTGTGTCTTCGGTATTGACATACTTCAAACTAATTGCTGAACCATCTGCTGGTTCTCTACTAATAACATTCTTACCAAAGTCTACTTCATATATTCCTCTGAAGTTTTCAGACAAGAAGTAGTAATCATCACCAAGATTGATATTTGAAATAGTTGTTGCATAATCAAATACATAATTCAGACCACTTTCAATACTTGATACTGTAAGTGTAGAAGTATCTACATTTTGATTAGGAATAACGATTGCGGTATTAGTAGTATGTGAAAATGAGTTAGCGATTAACTGACCCTGAAAGATTTCAACTCCGTCCACAACGTAATCATTATTTCCATCAAGAGTCATTGTATATGAATCTTTCGTAATGAACTGATATGATTGACCAGCAACATTAGAAAGAAACACGGTATTTGATGGAATGCTAATATTTGTCTCAAGATTAGACTTATCAGCTGGTATTACTTTTACATCAATGACTGCACGTGTTGCTGTACGTGATCGTGGAGTATATGAAAGCTTTTGTGCATGTGATACAACGTTGTTACGAAGCTGTGCTGATGCAATGAATGATTCGTTTGCAAGCATATTAGCAAGAAAAGAATCATAATGAGTATTTCTTACAAGAAGATCAACAATAGTGTTAAGAGTTGAACCTTCAAAGTTAAAGTCATCAAATTTACCAGTAGACTCAAGAAAAACAATGAGACTCTGTTTTAAATCTTCGTGATCAAATGACGTTACATTTAGTTCTTGTTTCATTTATCTTAACCGTCTTATTGGAATTACAACTGATCGTACTTCTGGATTGTTGAAGATGTTAAAGTAAAGCTCAACATTAATGACATTGCTTTCTTCTTGTTCAACAATGATCTGTACTATTTCTACATTAGGCTCAAAGTTTCTTAAAACTTGAATGATATTGTCTTTCATTGTCTGAGCTGTAAGAGGAGTGAACTGTTCAAATAGATTATCAGTAATGTTTGATCCAGTCTCTACATTGAATCCTCTTTCATAATAGTTTGTTAGAATAAGATTCTTCATAGACTGTTCAACCGAATGTCGTCCAGACTTAACTGACAGATCACCAGTTAATGGATGCGGTATGAAATTTAAGTCTATGTCGTTTCTCATATTTCTATTTATAACTCTTATTATAGTACTTTTTCGATAAACGGAGTTGGAACTGGCCCAGCGCCTGTTGGAATAATTTCAATGACTGTCCATGTGATTGTTGGTAGAGCAATTGCTTCTATGTTATCAATCAAAGTCTTCATAAGTGGTAATTGATATTCTGATGTTAATGATGCGGTGATTGCTGAAGCAAATGCTGATACTTGGGATGCTGCATCATTAGATACCGACTGAACAGCTATACCACCATGAGCAGGAATACCTGGAACGATTAGAACAGTTGCCCAATAATTTGCTAATGCTGTTGCAAAATCAATTACGGTATTTGAAAATGTTTTTAAATATGCTTCAATAATTCCAAGTTCTTGGGCACCGTGTACTGCACCTAATACTTCACCGGTTAATGAATACGTTTCATAAGCAGAAGCAAATGAATTTGGGAAATCGCCAATAGATGGTTTCACGACACCAGGAGCTGTCGTAATAGTAAGCCCACTAGCATCTATTGACATGTAAGCATTCATATCATCAATGAATGTTGTTGAAAATAATATTGGTTGTAATGCCATTATTGATTCGTATTCTTTTTAGAGTAAACGGCTCCACCTTTAGCACCAGTGCCAGGTTGAAAAGGACCTGAAGTACCAGTTGCAGCAGGTGAAGTTGGAAATCCTAAATTACCAATGTGATTATGTGTATTAAGCCAAGGCACGAGTTCTGATGTAATCCAAGTAGCAAGTTTATCACCAAGTACAGATGGCTCAATATCTGAATCTTCACCAAGTTGAATTTCAGGAGCTCTCAATGTTGACTTACCCTGAACATCAATTGTATTTGTGCCATCAATCTTAACATCATTATTACCTTTGATGTAAAGATCGTTCTTACCACCTATAAAGCCAGATGCATCTCCCTCAATACAGAAATAACCATCTCCTGCAATGATAGTGTATTCATCTTTGACGATCTTAATTACTTTTGATCCGTCTGGATGTATTTCTTCAAATGTACCCGACTTATGATATCTGTGTAACCTTTCAGCTCCTTCAGTATCATCTACTTCATTAATATGTCCTGACTCTGATTCATGAACATGATTCTTTTGATACTCGGCGGCGTATGGTGTCTCTGGTTCACTCCATGTTCCAGCCGTTGTTTCCACGTCAGTTCGAACATTGTCTCTTTTAGACTGCACGATAGTCTCTTCAATGTTAGCATTACGAGCTAATCTGTTGACGTCTGATTCATTGATAAGAATTGGATAGATTCCAGAAGGATCATTGAATCCTTGATCCGCTAATGCTTCTGATGTTGGCTTTCCTGTAATTGAACCAACAACAATACCTTCTTGTAGCTCTTCGCCCATGAAGTATCCAAAGACAGTCGATCCAGTTACATATCCAGTTGGGCTTTGACCAATGCCTGATGTTCCAGCTGAGTTAGGAGTGATGCAAGAAAACCACTTCAATGTATCAGATGGAATGAACGATTTGTTTTCAGTGTGAAATCCGTAACAACGAACTCTTACTCTACCGAGTTGTTCAGGATCATTGACATCTTCTATTACACCGAAGAATGGAAAGAATTGATCTAGTTTAATCATACTGTCTCGTAAGAATCTTTTTGAATCATAAGGGTCTGCATGTATTTATCACTGAGTAGCTGATGATGAACATACGTTATCAAATACTTGCCGCTTGATGTTTGTGGTGTCTGTTCTTGATCTTTATTCCACACAGGAAGATTTGCAATGCATGTAACACCTGCTCGTATAGATGAATCACCGAAGACAGAAACTTCAGCTCTCATAGTTGATATTTCAATGCGTTGCATTTTCTGTTTGGTTTTCTGATCTAACGAAATCGGGCTATTGCTCGTATTAACAATAGAGCCTTTTGATTCATACGATGTTTCAAGCTCTTTCTTATACGGAGATTCACCTAAGCTCTTTGCTCGATTATAGAACTTTGCTTTGTCATATTCAGTTTTGCTTAACGATTTTGAAAACAGGTCAAAGCGATAAGATGTAACACCGTGTTGCCCTTCCATGATTCGATCAAGATACGAATTTTCGTCTAGAATTTTTACATCCTGAAATGTATTAGCTGATTCTTCAGCTCTTTGATCAACATTATCAAACATACCACGATTTCTTGACTTGTATTCGATCACAGGTTCTTGAGCATACAAAGACTGAAGCGGTTTATAATTGAATTGCAGGTTGTCTTCGTAAAAGTAATATCCAACATCATTAGTCTTGCTGTATGATTCTTTAGAAAGGATCGAGATGGCTTGTAATGGATTGAACCATCCAAAGACATATGTATAAACAACAGAAGTATCAACAACCTCTAGCATCTTCTCAGAGGCTTTAATGCGATTGAATATTTTCTTAACAATTTCAGACTGCGTATCTTCGTAAGATCTCTGAACAACCATTTTTTCTGAATTGATTGCTTCAGTTGAAATAAAGTGTATTGTGTAACCAGATGCATGTTCTGTAACACGATGTTTTTCACTGATCTTATACACAGTACCTGTATACTCTACAGGATTACCG